GTGGGTGTTAGAAGTTAATGTTCCAAATTTAGTAGATCCAGTTACAAAATCAGTTGATGACGTAATAGTTTGTGCTACTATTGTTTGAGCGGTTAATGTACCTCTTACTAAGAAATTATCTGCTGAGGATGCTGTTGATGCAAATGAAGCCGTACCTCCAAATTGTGAAGATGTTGATCCAGTCCAACTATTAATTGAACTAGTGTAAGCAGTAAAGCTAGAACTTAAAGTATTTAGTTGAGCATCTGTTGCGAATGTTGCGTCTAATGATGAACTAAATGATTCTAAATTATCTATACGAGTATTAGTAGAACTTGTATAACTATTAAAAGAAGATGTTAACGTATAGTTAGGAGCAAGTGATGCTGTTGCTGCAAAAGATGCTGTTAAAGAACTAACGCTACCACTAATGAATACCGAATTACCAGAGTACGGAAGTATATTATCTACGTAGATAGTGCTCATATTTGCTAAATTATTTGTGTATTACTGTAATAAATATTTAAAATATTGGTTTACTTATAATTAATATTTTTTATTATGTATATATTTGTGATTTGTTTTGTTATTTTGTTTAAATTTAAGCAAATGATATTTTATTCCATGCACTACCAGAGAAGAAATACAAATTAGAAGCTGAAACTGCTAATTGTCCATCAGCTCCTGCTGGTAATGGATGTTGTTGTCCTAGCTGTAGTACGTTATTAATTGTAGTAGAACCAGCAATGTAGTTTTTATCAGAAGCACCTGCTTGGTAAATACCATATTTGTTAGTGATTCGAGAACCTACATCTGTAGTTCCAGTAATATCGTCTATTAATAAACCAATATAATTTGTTAAAGTACCAGTAAATGATGGTAAAGCATATGATTGAAGAGGAGCATAAGCTCTAAATCCAGCAATTGTTGTTACGTTACCTGTACCTGAAAGGTTAATTCCAGCAGCATATGAAGATGCATTACCAGAAACATTTCCACCTCCACTTTTAGAAAACTGACCAAATATTGCACTTACAAATGAATTATCTTGTGGTGTAAAGGTTCCAGTAGTTGATGAATAACCTAATGAGCCATATATACCAGTATTGGCATATTGATTTGTTTCACTACCTGTTACTGTAGTATTAAGAGCTCCTATTAAAGAATATTTTGTTAAATTTAAAGTATTGCTACTATTGTATATAAATGAATCTCCATTTACTTGTAATTTATGTGTTGCAGAAGTATCATTAATGCCAATACCATTAGCACTTTGATACATTATGCTACTACTTAATGTATTATCGCCAGTAAATTTAGGAATGTAATTTGCAGCTCCTATTATATTAGTTGAATAAGAAGATGTTGATGCAAATGAAGCACTCACACTACTACTACCAGTAATAGGACCTACAGTTAGTAAACTAGATCCAGATCCAATAGTAATACTTCCAGATACTGAAACAGGTCCTACCAATAATCCATTGTGATTATCAGGAACTGAAATACTTCCTGTTATAGTTGTTGGGTTAATGTAAGGGAAGGGATTATCTACGGATCCTGCCCTTAGAGCATAAGATGCAGTGGAAGCAAAGGATGCTGTACTTACGAGTAATGATGAAGTTGATACTGCTTGAGGAACACCTGTTGCATCACCAACCCAAGCATAACCTGCTTGTAGGTTAGGTAATTCTACGGGTCCAGGGTTTAATACTAAACCTTTACCACCAGAACCTCCTTTAGTTACTATACCTAATACTTGTACAATTGCTGAACCTGTTGGTCTGGTTGAAGTCCAACCTCCACCTGCTGCTATATATACTTCTGTTCCTGCTGTATAGCCTGTTAAATTTATTCCTTCAATTAAACCAAGTACGATACCTCTTGTAGTGTTACCAGCAGCAATTGTTTCTGATGCAATGTATGTTACTGGCATTTTAGCTGCGTTTGCAGCATCTGCTTTATATACAATTGGGTTTGCACCTTGTGAACCTGAAATGTATAATGGATCGCTCTTAGTGATGTTTTCACCTGTATAAACTATTTCATACATTGTGTTTACATCACCAAACGTCAAATCATTACTACCATCTGTTTTTAATACTTGGCCCTCTAAACCATCAGTAGTAGGATATCTTAATCCACTAGCTGTTAAAGAAGTTCGAACGTTAAAAGCGTCTGCTGAAGATGCCGTTGCTGCGTAGGAAGCACTGATTGCTGTATTAGCTCCAGGTGCGTATGATGCACTTAAAGCACTAACAGCGTATGATGATGTGATTGAGTTTTGAGCCCAACTAGCAGTTCCAAATAATGAACTAGTTATACTAGTTACATTTAAACTACCTGTTTGAACTATTGAACCAGATATGTAAACTGAACCAGTAAATATTAAAGTGTCTGCGTTGGTATAAAATGTAGTTGTACCGGTGTTACCTAAAACACTAGCTGAACCACTTATATTTAAAGATCCAGTAAGGTTGGATGAACCTGTAACTGATAATAGATTAGTTACATTTAATGAATTTAGAGCAGCGTCCGAGCCGCTGACAATGACTTTTTTCCAATTTGGCATATCTGTTACTTTTTACACTGTGGTTAGATACATACACTTATGCCGTGTATATGCCTACTTCCCGAAGGCCAACAGTCTTGTTTAATATAAATATGAATTAGGGTAGTTTAGTGTAATATTCTTGAAGCTTTAAAACAAGCTCATACACTTTTTGTACATGTTCTCCCTTAAAATGAGATTCTTTTATCATAACAAGTAGAGTCTCTACTTCTGATTTAGATAAATTAATAGAAGGGGCGCTATCGCTAGGCCCCTTCGTTATATCTTTATTTGTGATATTTCCTGCTGTAAAAGCCATAACCTATTTTGTTTTTATTAAGAGTAAATATAAATATCTCCTGTACCACTATCAACATAAAGGTTACCAAAACCAGCTGTTGTACTACCCCATGTTGGAGCAGCGGCTGGAGCACCTGATGCTTGTTTAGCTGATACCATATATTCATCTGCTACTACAGTTGATGCTGATGCTGGTACATTACCCGCGATTGCAAAACGACCATTTGTACCTGTTGATGTTGATTCTAAATAAAATGCTGAACCTGAAATGTCATGTCCTACACCTCCAGCAGCTACAATGATACCACCGTCTGTTAAACTAGTAGAGCCAGAAGCTACAACTACAAATCTGTCAGCAATTTCTAATGTTGATTGGTTTTGGAAACTAGCTGTACCTGCTACTGTTAAGTTACCTTGTACAGATAAGTTTTGACTAATAGTAACATCATTTGGTAAACCAATTGTCACAGTTTGTCCTGAAACTGAAGTTTCAATTTCATTAGATGTACCAGTAATAGTTAAACCTTGGCTTACTAAACTAACTGAACCACTTGTTCCGTTTGAACCTGTAATTCCTAAGCTTGTAGCTAAACCTGTTAAACCACTACCATCACCTGTGAATGAACCACTAAATGAACCTGTTAATTTTGAACTAGCTCCAGTAGATTGAATTGATACTGAGCCACTAACTATATTACCATCATCTGTTAAACTAGAATTAGCAAAAGCATTTCCTGTCCATTTGGTAACAGCATTAGTGTTTAACGTACTTGCACCACTTACAGATACAACAGCTGTAGAACTACCATCATAACTGAATGTTGTGATACCTGTACTTTGTGATAAAGCTGAACCAGCTGTTGCTACTACGCCTGTTAAACCACTACCATTACCGCTAAATGATCCACTGAATGAACCACTTAAGAATGTGTGTGCTGCTGAACCGGAAATCTGTTGATTCGGTTGTACATTTAACTGATTGAGCTCTGCGTTACTACCAGAGACGATTACTTTTTTCCAAGTTGCCATGTTATTTTATTGTTTTTTATGTTGTGGTACCGATATACATATCAGCAGAGGTGAAATAAATACCACCTTGAACTGGAGTAGGTGCAGCACCTGTAAATGTTTTTACAACAGTAACACCTTGTCCATTAACAGCAAATGCGCTTCCTGTCGCGTCTTGTATTAAAAATATGTTTGCTACAGAACCTGTTGACACTACTGTTAATACAGAACTATCAACATATGATAAATAACCTTTAGAAGCCGATATAAAAAATGGGGCAGCAGTACTAAGACTACCACTAAAATTACCACTAAAACTACCACTAAATGAACCTGTAGCTGATGTAAATAAAGCATCAGATGCTGTAAGTGTAGTAGCGGTAAGATCAGTCACAAAAATAGTAGACGAGCTAACTTCTGAGAATGCTACATCACTGTTCTGCGGGGCTATTTTTAAATATGTACCCATTATCTATTATAATATAAATACCAATCATCTGAACCGCTGTAGAATATACCGCCTGTTACAACTGTTGGTGTACTATTTAACATTTTATGTTCGACAACTCCTTCTTTATTCACTTTAAATACTTGATTTCCATTATTTTTAATAATAAAAAAATCAGTACTTGAGGTAGCTGAATTTAATTCAACGTAACTACCACTAAATAGAAACGTTCCATTGCTTCCACTTAATTCAAATGGTATTGCTACCTGATATCCTTGTATTAAATTTGACATTTTTCTTAAGCGAATTTACCTATTACTGATATTCCATTTATTCCTGTTAGGTTGTATCCTAAAGCAGCTGTGTCAATAACTATGTCAACATCATTTCCATTTGGTAATACAGATAATAATAAATTATTAGGTAAATAAGTTGTATTAATTACAACATCAAATTGAGTTTTATCTGTAGTTGGTAATGGTGGAGGAGCTATAGCTATTGAACTATTTAAAACACGTATTGTATTTCCTCCTACTACTGTTAAATCACCATCAGTTTTAGTTACTATACTAGCCAAATAATTAACAACTTGGTTAGATGTATTTGTAACATAAATTGATTGTTTATCTGTAGGGAAGTTAACGCCTTTTTTCTTAGCTTTATTTGAAACAGAAGTTGCAATTGTGTAAACTTCTTCAACGTCTGTTTCAAGATTAAATATAATTTGAGCTTTTGATAAATACTTTTTAGGGTAAGACGCTTCTCTATTTATAGTATCCGGAAGAATATATCCGTTTAATACAAGTGTAAAGTTAGTTCTTGTAGTTCTATCTTCAGATGCTGCATATTCAGTTGATGTTGTAAAACTATCAATTCTAGCTCTAAATTGGAATCTACCTGATTCGCCCCAATATGTGTTTTCAGCATATTTAAATGCTTCAATTATTTTATTATTTTGTTCTAAGTGATTAGTAAATATAACACCACTATATACTAAAGTAACATATTCAGGCATTACTACTAATTTAAATTCTTTAATAGGATCTCTATTAGTTAAAGCAGCAAAGTTATCGTACTGATTTTTCTTTGTATAAGATGTTTCAAATGCAAATAAATTTTTAGGATTATTAGCATCTATTTTAGTACCTAATGTTCTATTAGCCTCCATACTATCACGTTTAATGATAATAGCAGGAGCAATAAATCTACCTGAGTATTCTCTTAAGTATCCTTTTTCTTGAATTGTAGCCCAACGTTCAGGAAAACCATATAATACTGGGACTGGGATTCTATTTCCATCTTGTATTGCTGATGGTTTGATTTTATCTTCAATATATTTGATAATAGCTGTATCAACATCCATTATACTAACAGATACATCTTTTGCTCTATCTCCTTTAGTAGAAACATCATTACCTCTATTAGGACCAACATATGTAGGTCTTGCACTTTGTGGATCTATAGCATTTGTACCTAGTTGTTCATCTAGTACCTCATTTGTATTTTTTGGTCTTGGTTTTGTTGTTCTAGGCATTATAATAATTTATAAGGTAATAAATTAAGTTTTGAAGCTCTTGTTTGATGACATTTTAAATTATATGTCACTAATTCAGCTTGAGGGCAATTTGACTGTCCTATACCAATATTAGCATTAATAGGGGTGTAATCACTTATTATATTATTTACTTCATAATATCTTTCTGTTGAGCGATCAAAAATTATATCACCAATTTCAGGTAACACATTTTTACCTTCAATTAATCCTGCGTTTCCTTGTTCCCAAGCTACTTTTGGTATAGTACATGTAATTGATTTTTCTACATCAGGACCAAACATTTCACTTACAATTACATCTTCACTTCTTTCAATAGTAGTTTTAACTAAGAATGGTTGATAATACCATTTTTCTAATGATTCACCATATATATTTCTCTTAGTTTGATATAAGTTATACTTGTAATAAGCAATATCTGTTTTCATAAACTGCAAAGCAGCTTGTTGCATTTGAGCAAATAGGCCTAATTGACTACAATCTGGAGAAGGAGATGGTGATGGTGTAATGGAAGGTGATTTAGTTGGTGTTATTGATACTGTTATAGTAGGTGTCACACTTATTGTAGCTGTAGGAGTTTTAGTTACTGTTGGTGTTATACTTACTGTAATTGTTGGTGTTGTTGTTATTGTAGGTGTCACTGTTGGAGTAACAGATATAGAAACAGATGGTGTTACAGAAGGTGTTATAGATGGAGTAGCTGGAGGAGATGCTCCTAATGATTTACTTGGTGTTGGTGTTATGCTTATTGTTGGTGTTACAGAAGGTGTCGCAGTAATTGATACTGAAGGTGTTCTTGAAACAGATATAGATGGTGTTGCACTTTTTGAAGGTGTTATACTAGGTGTTCTACTAGGAATTGGTGTCTTACTAGGAATCGGTGTCCTACTAGGGGTTGGTAGGGTTGGTAATACAAATGTCATAAATTATTTTATAAAGCGTATATTAGTAAAGGTATTTGATTCATTGTCTGACGACTAAACTCAGATTCAGCTTGTTTTCTTTCTAATTGAGATCTACGTGTTGTTTGATCCAAATATTCTTTTAATTCAGCCATTAAACTTTCTTTTTCTGTTCTAGCATCAGTTAATAATTCAGATCCATTAACCACTAAACCTCCAAAATTTGAACCTTGGAAAGTAGCTCTAATTTGACCTTCAATTTCTTTACATAATGCTAAAGTAAATCTAAATACCCAACTTCTACCAACTTGATTTATATTAGTATAAATTGGATTTTTGTATGGTACCGCCATTACATCAGCTACAACATTTGGTCTATTATCAATTACAGGTAAGTTTTTCTCACTTTGCTTCATGTATTTAAATAATAACATATGACCTCCGTATGAGTCACCAGGTACAGGGAATATTCTTAATTGATTATTTACTAAATCAAAGCTAAATGCTGATTTTCTTACTTGGTCATTAAATTCAATTGCTTGAATTTTCATTACATCCCAATATACAGGCATCAACATAAAGTTAACACCAGGTGAATAAGAACCAAATCCAAATGTTTCAAGTAAACCTTGAACACCTGTACCTGTACCAGCATATGGATCAAAATATCTTACAATTGCAGGAGGTTCTTGATAGAAGATTTGTCTAATTTCTATTCTATCTCCTGTTTCTAATGAAGCGGAAGCAGCAGCCCAAGCATTTAAGTCATATACTTGTTTGCCTGGTTCTAAATGAAGAGATCCTGTATATTCACTTACATATCCTCCAACACCTGCTTCTTGAGCATATGCTTCAGCTATTCTAATTTGTGTTTGTAAATTATTACCTACTATTTTACCATTTAGTGTTCTTCCTTTCATAATATCTTGGTAATAAGAAGTATTTAAAGTAGCTCCATTAAAAAATAAATTTTGTATTGGAAAAGAAACAAAAAAGTAAATCCATGATTGGCCATTAGTTATATCATAAGTATCATATTGTGTTGGAGACGGAAATGTTACTTGAATAGGAATACCATCATTACGATCATAGTTTACTTGGAAATTGATTGATGGATCAAAAAATGTAGTTACATCATTATGAGCGGGAGCAACTAGATCTAATGTAGTTGGAGTGGAGGATCCTGTAGTTGCTACTACTGTAAAACCAAAATAAGAGGTAACATCACTTATTTTTTTAGCTATATTATTAGCTGTATCGTTAGCACTACTTCCTGTCGCTGCTATATAAAAAGTATTAGTATTTAAATCATCATCAGGTACAGTATAATGAAAAGGTATTGAAGTTAAAGTTGTAGATTGAGGAGTATTATTCCCATCAATATAATTTATTTCAAATGAACCAATAGGATCTATTAATGTATCAGTATATGAAGATGTTAATTCTAATGCTGTTGGAGTATTTGAACCTGTCTTAGCTGTAATTGTTATTCCAAAATTAGAAGTAACACTATTAAGTTTTGTAGCTATATTATAAGCAGTTTGAGCTGCTGTACTACCAGTAACAATATAAAAATTAGTTAAAGTATCTGAAGGAGCAGAACCAGTAATTTTAAAATTAAAGAAGTTAAGTCCATCACTACTTGTTACAGAGAATGAAGCGCTACCTGGAAGAGATGCTGTTATTGCTAAGTCAGCAGTATTAAATGTACCATATGATGCTGAATAATGATCAGGTATTGTTGAAGCTGTAACTACAAAGTTATAGTAAGTATTATCACTACTTGTTACAGAAAATGAAGCACTACCTGGAGTGATTGTAGATATAGCTTGATCAGTTGTATCAAATGTAGTTGATACTTCACCAAAATGACGTGTTGTTACAGTTGCACCTGCTACTTTGTTAAATTGAGGATATGTTATTTGACTAAAATCAACATTATCATATCCAGGGAGTGATGGGTTTTGGTAATAATAATAGTTATAGTTATTTATTTTAGAAAAATCAGGATTTAAAAAGTCATTTATTGAACATGAAGTTACAAATATTTCACCACCTGCAACAGATGCTGAAGATGGTAAATCGTTTCCTATTTCATCCCATGTTGCTGTTCTAGCGTCAGACCAATAAGTAGGAGAACCTACTTCATCACTTAATACAATTTTATCTGTTGTGTCAGTTTGACTAAAAGGAAGTGTTGGAGAACCTTCTAAACCAATATAATTATCTCTAATTTTATATTGATAAACCATGTTACCATAAGTGGTAACAGCTTCTTCCATTGCCGCGTAAACGGTTAATTCAGTTATATATGTTGTTGCGTTACTTGTACCACCAACACCTAGTCTTTGAGCGACAAATGATGCTGCTCTTTGAGCATCTTTAATAAATTCAGAGTCATTATCATAATAACCAAATGGTGTATTATTTTTAACTCTTTCTAAGTTAGCGCGACCCCCGTATCCTGATCCAAATAATGTATTTGCTGATAATTGATTAGCCATAATTTATACTAGTATTATTCCAGTATAAATATTACTAATGGTTATTTCCCATATTCAAAATCTAATATTTTACCAACTAAATCTGAGCGATGGTTAGTTGCTAATTTAATCCATTTAATTTCATGAATTTTTTTAGATAGTTCAATAACATATGTTAAACCGTTCATTTCTCCTGTTGGATTTTTTATATCGGTTTGTTCATTATCGCCATTAATAACGATTTTCCCGGTTTTACCCAAACGAGTTAATATAGCTAACATCTCACCTTTAGTTAAATTTTGAGCCTCTTCTACAATTAGTATGTCGTCTATAGTCTTACCTCTAATGAACTGTACGGGTAATGCTTTGATTTTTTCATCCTGTACTAATTTAGGTACTTCAGTTTTATCTGAACAACACTTGGATAAATTTTCAAGTAGCGCCTCCATATATGGATCGAATTTTTCATTTAACGCACCTGGTAGATAACCTAATGATTTACCTACTTCAATCGCCGCACGTGTATTATATATACAACTAATTTGTTTTTTCTTAAGAAAATCTAACGCGGCTTGAGCACATACTAATGATTTACCACTACCTGCTCTACCTGTTACTACTACTATTTGATTTTCTACTATTAACCTTTTTGCTTCTTTCTGTTCTTCATTTAATTGAACAGCACTTATAGACTTAATTTCTGTTTTCCTTTCACGATTAGGTTCTTTCATAAACAATGTTTAATATAAATATGATAAAAAAAGCCCGAGCTTATCGCTCGGGCCTTTTATTTATGACTTCAAGTCAGTTATTAGATAACGTTTAAGTCAGCAACAACTACTTTACCATAGAATTCAGGACGTACCATTTTCTTAGCGTAACGAGTCATGATACCTTTTCTTGGAGTGAAGGTAGCTGGATCGTAAACTAATGGAGTCATGATCAATGGAACATAAGGAGCATAAACGGCACCAGTTTCTAAGAATTGGTTACCACGGAAGCCCATTAAGATAGTGTTTTCTAACATGTAAGGGTTTTTGTAAACCTTATAACGGCTATTTAAAGCACCGATCTTTTGTACACCAAAAGCATACTTCATGTTGTCAGCAGCTCCGTCTGTATCAGCAGCAAATCCTGGAATTGATTCTAAGACTGTAGCGATAGTTGGAGATACTACCATAAAGTTAGCGCCACCACGTAAAGTTCTTTGGTGGATTGTATTAGATACTTTTTGTAACTTAATACCAATAGTTTGGAACCAAGTCATTTGAGTGTAATAAACACCAGATACGTTGTTTGTAACTGTGTTATTAGAGATTTGGTTACCAACTTTTGCTGACCAAAACTCAGTGATTGGAGCATTTTCAATTAACATATCTAAGATTTCTAAGTCGATTTCTAAAGAAATGTACTCAGATAACATAGAAGTTAATTCAGCTTCAGCATCTAAATTTTGATAAGCGTTTAAATCTTGTGCAAATTCTGGAGTCCATTGTGCTTTTAACTTACGAGTTTTAGCAGCAATAGTTTCAGAACGTAATTGTACGTTGATTTCTGGGATAGCAATGCTAGGAGAAGTTGTGTTACCAACGTTGCTAGAATATGCTGCACCATCTTCGTAATCACCACGAGCGTTATCAGCAGTCTTCTTGTTGTAGAATACTGTAGCAACACATGTAGGACCTGCAACTTCAGCTGAAGAAGCAGAAACGAATAATACTACGTTACCACCACTGATGTAGTTGAATTGGTGTAAGTTATCAGCTTCAGCGATAGAACCAGAAATGATAGAGATAGCTCTAACTGCGTTTGGATCTAAAGAAGAACTGATAGAAGAAGTAGCGATTGTGATAGCTTTAACTGTTAATAAAGCAGCATCTGTACCACCTACAACTGAAGAAGAGTAGTTAGAATCGAAGTTAACTTGAGCAAAAGAAGCTGAAGTAACATCAGAAGCTGTAGTTACAGTAACTGAGCTAGAGAATTGGTTGATTGAATAACCGAAACGACCAGCGCCATAAAGACCACCAGAAGCTGCGTTACCAAATCCTGAATCACCAACTTGTGTTTTTGTACCATATAATGAATCACCTGCAGAGAAAGGATTCTTACCTGTTCCATATTGGAAATCTAAGAAGAATACTAAACCAGCTGGTAAGCTCATTGGTTGTACTGAAACGAATTCTTTAGCAGCGATTTGACCAAACACCTTACGAACTAATGGTAAAGCTACGCCTGCCCATTGCTCACCTGTACCTGGAGCGAATGTACCGCCAGTACCAGTTTGTGATTGTTCAACTACTAATTGTTTAGCTTGATTTTCTAACATCATAGCCATGTTTGATTTGTTGTAGTCATTAAGACCTTCTAACAAACCTGATTTTTCCCATTTTTTAGCAAGACGTGCTGCGTCTGATTGCTGTGACTGCCATGGGTTAGCAGATTCGATTAATGATTGTACTGCACTCATTTTAATAATAATTGTTTTTATTTAATAATTCCCGCTAATTGTTGCATACGACGAATAGCAGAATCGCCTTCTACAATCGGTTGTGAAGGTGCAACACCTACTGCTTTAGAAGCAAATCCAACTGATTCTTTAATACTTGATTTAGTTTTACTGTTTAAAGTTTCGCTTAAAGTTTCAAAAATAGCTTTAGCTTCTTTAACGTTAACCGCTTTATCAAGAGTTTTTAATACTTTAACTTTTTGAGCTTCATTTAAAGACTTAGATTTGAAGATTTTGTTAGTGTAAAGTAATTTAGCGTTCAATAAGTTTACTTCGTTTAATTCAACTTGTAAAGCTTTGATAGTTTTAATAGCTTCTTCTAAGTCTTTCTTAGCTTCTTCTACTTCTTCTTTCTTAGCTTCTTCAACTTCTTTTTTGCCTTCTTCAACTTCTTCTTTAGCTTCTTCTACTTTTTTAGCGTCATCTTCTTTATCAAGTTCAGCTAAAAGTTCTTCTAAGCTAATAGAATCATCTTCAATTTCTTCTTCATCAGCACCAGCTTCGTCACCAACAGCAGTTAAATCTAATTCTTCACCAGATTCTTCACCGCCAGTTTCGTCACTAGCTAAAACGTCTTTTAATACGTCACGGATGATGTCTTTTAATTCGTCAACAGTTAATTCGGTAACTTCATCGTCACCTTCTGATTCAGCTTCTTCAGCGTCATCATCTTCAGTTTCATCAGCTTCTTCAGATTCATCGTCAGCTTCTACAGTTAAAGATTCTTCAACTTTTTTGCTTTCTTCTTCTTTTTTAGCTTCTTCCACTTCTTTTTTACCTTCCTCAACTTCTTCTTTGCCTTCTTCTTGTTTGCCTTTTTCTTCAGCTTCAAGTTGTGCTAAGATTTCGTCAAGATCAGTTTCTTCTAGACCATAACTTTCTTCAGGTTTTTGTTGACCAGCCTCATAATTTTGAGAGGTTTCCATACCTTCTTCTTTGCTGTGACCTTCTTTTTCAACTTCTTTTCCTTCTTCCATATCTTCTTCTAGCTCGTTTAATTTAGCTGAAAGCATAGACATGATTTTTGGAGTAAAAGTTTCTTCAAGAGCGGCTTTAGCATTTGCTACTGCAGCGTCGCGGACAGATTTAGCGTCAGCAATCGCTTGTTTGAACAATTCTTGATTTGTCATCTTGAAATTTCTCCTTTCGATTGCTTATTAAAATGGGAAGCAATATTAGATTATAAATGTTAAATTAATGAGATATTGGAGATCTCATATGTGGGATGTGTATAAATATATGACAAGTTGTAAAAGCGATAAAAGTGAAACCCATCCTTACAGGGATGGGTCAGTCTATTAATACTATCAATAGAGGGGCACTATTTTATACAACAAATTCCTGTTTGAGAACAGATAATTTCTGAGATTAAATTATTTACTTTAACGTATTTGTTACCTTTAAATAAGGTTGGTGTAAAGTTTTCATTTAATCCAACTGGTTTCATAAATGCACCTTGTGTTGATGGTGTAGATACGAAATCCCAACATAATAATTCGAAGTCATCTTGTACTTCTACTGTACCTTCACCTAATGGACGAACTGAGCCCATACCACGAGATGAAATACCTACAGTTATATTATTAATAAATAATTCTTTTAATATATTACCACTTGGTGTAGGTAATACTTCAATATCACCCATTAAATCATCACCATCCCACCATAAACGTGTGATGTTATGACATACATTCTTTAAGTTAATAATAGAAGAATCTGGATGGTCTAATTCACCTAATGCTCTATTTTCAGCTATAGGTCCAGCCATGTATTTTTCAACTTCACGTTCTAATGTTTCTTTAGGATAAACTCTACCGTTTTGATTTTTAGCATCAGCACGTTGTACAACTCCAGAAACTATTAAGTTTTTAGATGTAGACAACTTTGCCTCGTTTATAGAACGAGGCGAAGGTTTGAATGAAAAATATTCTATTAATACTTGCTTACTCATATGTTGTAAAATTAGCCTTAGCAGTTTGTAAAGCTGTAATATCTTGTTTGTTTGATTTAGATACATTAACTGGTTTACCTGTTAATTTAGCAGCTTGAATATCAGCTGTTGATATTAATTCTTTTAAACCTTTCTTTAATGTTTCTTTTATCTTAGCGTGTTTATCTTTACCTTCAGCACCTTCAGCAAAGAAAGTAGTTGTTACTTTTCTATCTGATGGGGCTTTATCATTAAATAATTCAACTGCTCTATCAATGCCAATTGTTTTAGCTAATGATTTTAATTTTTGGTCAATTGTAGAGCCCATATCCCATTTTCTAGGATCATCACTCATTTCATGGTACCAATCATATTTAGACATTAATTGGTTAAATTGACCTTCAACGCTTGAATCACCATTTGCTGGATTTGATTCCATATTATCTTCATCCATTCTTGAACCTGGAGGATAGATAAGATCACTGTAACTTAATTTATTATTCATGTTAACAGCTCCTGGAGGTAATCCTGATGGAGATTGTGGACGATTTGGATTCCATGATGCCCAATTTACATATCCATCACTATATCCAACTTCACCATTAGGTCTTTCTTTTTTATATTTTTCAGGATTAGCTTTAACTTGAGGATATAATTGAAATAATGTATTTTCAAATTCTTCGTAGTTATCAAAGTATTTGAATTCTTCATTTAATTTGTCTTCACTTTCTTTGATAGTTTTTTCAGTTTCATTAACTAAAGTACCTGTTTGAACATCTTTCCATGTTTCAGGAAACGCATCCCAATCAGCACTTACATCACCCACACCATATTTTTCAGTAACTTTATTCCAGATTTTTTTAAAATCTTCTTTAGTTACATCTTCTTTATCAGCGAAGTATATATCAACCATTTTGTTATACTTGTCCATATCTTCGGTTTTTGTTCCTTCATCACAAGTATACCAAATCCATTCTTTAATTACAGCTATTTTATCTTCTTTAGATACTAATTTTTTAGCTTCTTCAACACCTTCTTTAACTACTTTTTCTTTACCTTCAACACCTTTATCTGTTAATTCTTTAACATCTTTAGGTTTTCCTTTAGCTGCTTCTGACTTACCTAGATTATCTTTAACATTTGATTTTTCTAACTTACCAGCACCTTTTTTCAAAGTACCGTCAGCGTTAGCTTGCATACCTGGAGCATCGGTTTCAGGTGCTTTGAATTCAAATCCAGTTGGTTGTTGGTTTAATAAGTTGAAATAAAAATTAGCATCTTTAGTTAGATTTTTTAATACCTTAACTTTAGCTTTTTCTAAAGCTTCATCACTATAATCATTCATTTGATCTAATTCATATTGTAAACCATGACGGAATTCAAATGGATTAGCTACATCAATATGTAATGTTTTTTCTTGTTTAGCTTCAGTTAATGTTGTTTTTCTATTAACACCGTAAACAGCGTCATTATAATCAACTTCATTAATTAAACCTGCTATAAGTTTAAGTCTTTCTATTTCGTTAATTGGTTGTTTCATATGTATAAATATTAACTTCTACCTTGTCCACGGTATGTTTTTGGCTTAGGAGTATGTTTATTAAATGATTTTTGTCCAGAACCTGGTCCTGTTTTGCGTTTGCCAAAAGTTGTTTTTTGACTGTTACCCGCTGACTTTGCCTTTGCCATATTAGATATCGTTTGCGATTAATTGTGTAAAGTATTCTCTAATGTCTAGTACTTCAAATCCTTCTTCAGTTAATTCATTCATCATGATTTCTGCTGCTTTAATCATTGCGATTTGAGCATTATGACTTGTTAAAGCATCCATGCGTTCAAACATTTCTGGTGTTAAAGCTTCTTTAACTTTATCTTTTTCAGCTAAGAAATCCATTTGTTTTGCTGCTTCAGTATCTTCAAGATCTTTACCCATGTCTTCCTTTGTTTCTTCTTTTTCTTCACGTACACCTTGACCAGCATATTTTTTACACATGCTGTCATCTACTTCATCGTAGTTACCTTCATCGTCTACTCTATAACATCCTCCGTCTGAACCATATTCGTATGTAACTTCATACTCATTTAATTGTTCTTCATTTTCTTTTAATCTAGAATAAGCACCTAATTTATTTTCCATTAGGAATTGCTTCATATCAAAATTATCTGCCATTTTTATTTTAATTTTATTGATTTAAAAAATAATTTTTTGGTCTCTTCTTTAATCTGATGTATAGCGTTATCGGTGTATTTTTTATTTTTTATTGCTTCACCTTCACTTAACTCAGTTTTTAAGCGATCCATATATTCAAATAAACGATTAATTTCGTTTACTTTCTTTTTTACTTGTTTAACTGCCTGATGGAATTGATCAGGCTTAGATCTCATTTTAGTTTCATTTCTAAATTGAGCGTATCCTTCTTGTAAGTTAACTGTTTTTTTAACAATTGCTACAGCGTCACTTGGTTTAAGAGCGCCCATTTCAACTGCTTTTATAAGTACAGCAACTGCATCTTCTTCAGCACCTAATTTTGCTAATATATCTTTTAAAGAACCATATATATCCATATCTTCAGTCATTTCTTCTTTTAATGGTTTTAACTCAGATGCTTTAACTGTTTTCTTTTCTTTTTTACTACCTACTAAAACATCAACCCAATCATCACCAGATGCATTATCTTTTTTAGAATCAAAATCATGAACAATAGCTGTATTACCAGCATATTGACCACTTGTTATTTTTACTTCTTGATCACGTTCTATTTCCCATAATTCTTTATAGTCCATAGCTTTAGATGGACGATTAGGAACTGATGGAGCTAATTTACCACCAAATGTCTTGATATAATCTTTAGCTATTTTATCACCATCTTTTTTTGGAGCGAAAGCATACTTTGTAGCTACACCTGCACCTACTCCTGGAGTAACAGAAGCACCAGTACCTGTTGTAGACATTTCTTGTTTTAGCTTAGCAGTTAATTTTTCTTTGAGTTTTATTTTAGATGACATACCTTCTTTTTTTATCAAGTTTATCGATTGTGTAAAAAGATTAGCTTGTGATTTGAATCTATTAATACTTGATTTCAAAACATCATATAACATGTCAACACCTTTAATAATAGGTTGTAACCATCCTACATAAGATTTAAAATCAGTTAGTTTAGATAAAATTTCTCCTAAACCTTTTTCAGACACATATTTTTGTAAAAAAACTTTAATAGCATCTGGAGCAAGTCCTGTCATTTTTTCAACTACATAATTAACCATAGCTCCAATTCCAGCAGCTGCTAAGAATTTTTTCCAGCCATCTAAATTAGTGATTTTATCAACAACAGATTTGATCTTAATGATTAAATCATTTAGACCTATTTTTTGTAAAAGAGCTGTTAATTTTTTAAATGTATTATCTTTGAAATTTTTCCAAACATCATCAGCAAAACGGTTTAATACTGTTGGGTCTGATATTACTTTACCCATAACAACAGCTAAATCTTTCCAGTCATTGATTGTAGTAATTGCCTTACTATATTTTTCTTTAGCGTAGTCTTTAACACTATCTAAGAAAGCTTCTTGTAGCAATTGCTCCTGTAAGATTCTATTTTCAATGACATGTATCATTTAACTAACTCTTTTGATTTCTTCAGCTAGTTGCTGATATTGAAGTAATGCTACTAAATGATCATCTTTTACAGACGACTTGTTAGAAATCGGCTTAATCAACGTTATAACTTCGTTTAATTTAATTTCAGTTGTCTTATCGTCAACTTGTTTAATTAAATCGCTTAATTCAGTTTTAACTTTATTAAGGTTCTCGTTGATGTATGTTTTAAGATGTTCAGGATTAGAAATATTGTTAATGAATTCCTTAAGTACTGACTTTTGACGGTCACTTAATGTTGAATATTTACTGTTAAATTTCTCAATTAACATTCTATATGCTAAGATACGTACATTCTTATCTTCTTTAGATAAAGCTTGAGCAACATCTGTGTCAGCTGCTTCAATTAATGTTTTCTTAGTGATATGTTCCATTAAAGTAAGCTTGTTTAACACCACTTGTTTTGGTTCAACAAACTTGCTTTCCATAGCTACCTCAAACAATGTGTAAGCGGCTGCTAATGCTTTATAGTTATTTACAGTTGACTTAAAGAAACTTTCAAGGTTGTAATGTTTTTTAACTTCCTTAATTAAATTGTATTTTTCTTTAAGTAATGTTTCTTTGTTTAATTTTTTAGCTAAATCAATAGTAGTATTAATTAAAGCCTCAGCTTTGCCCTCACTTAAACGTGGGGCTGTTAAGATTGTATGGTAAAGTTTATGTTCCTTTGCAATTTCACTATTGTGAAAAAATTTCTTTACAATCTTTACCGCTTTAGAATCGGCATTAGCCAACGTATCTGATGCTATTTGACGCACTAATAGCTCAAATAATACACCAGTGTTACGAAATTTGTTATGTTTGATACGCATAGTCTAGTATGATGATACTACTTATAAATATGTAGTTTATTTAATTTCTTCACGGATGTTGTTTTCATCTAACATACCGTTTTCAAATAATGTTGTTTTACGATTTACAGGAATGTTAGCGAACATTTTCTTATTTTTAAGATATGTTTCTAAAGCTAATGGTGAGCCACCTTTCCATTGTGTTTTTGCTAAACTATCTTCTTGGTCAGCACCTGCTGTACTGTATGTCTTAACACCTATACGATCTTTACCAAATGCATTATCTTGGCGATTGATATTTGATGCAGATTTTTCAGGACGACCAACAAGATGTACAGGTTCATTTGGATTTTTCTCATCATATCCAGTTGGAACATCACCATCTCCTCTACCTTTACCATAAGCTGTAGCTAATTGTGATGGTGTACCATACACTTGACCACTTTCGTTTGGATCATTACCTTCTTCTGCAATTTGATTTACTCTAAATTGGCGTTTCTTATCTTCTATTATTAAATCACGATATTCATCATATTGATCTTCGCTGAAATGGAATAAATTATCATAGATCCAATCAGTTGGTAATAAACTATTTTCCATAATAGTGCTAGCTAACTCAACTTTTTCCTTCATTAAGTTAACACGTTCTTGATCATAAATGATAGATGGTGTAGTTAATGATAAGTCGAAGTTAGTTAAAGATTCACCATCATATCCCTGACTATATAAGTGCACTAATGCAATCTTAGTTAATTCAGACAATAATATACGTTGAATACGTTCTACTGTACGAGCGAATCTGATATCCTCGGCAGCTAATGTGGCTTTACCAGTTAAATCTTTTTCATAACCCATAAATGCTTTAGGTATCTTAAGAGCAGCAAATAATTTATCTCTTAAGTAAGCAACGTCTTCAATACCGTTATATTCCATACCTTTTGCTGATTCAATACGAGTTGATTGGTCATTACCTCTTACAGGAATGTAAAAGTCTTCCATCATGTTCATCATATTGAACTTCAAGTTATATTGGCCGGTTTGTGGGTCAACATAAGGTACTTTTTTAAGTTTTTGTACTGTTTTTTGCATAAATGCTTCTACCTCATTCGGAGGAATAGCACCTACGTTCATATAGAAAATACGTTTTTCAGGAGCGCGAACAATTCTATGAATCAACATCGCATCTTCCATTAAAACCATTTGTTTAAATATCTTACGGCCTGGTTCTAGGTAACTTCTACCATAAGGTAAATAGTTAACGTCACTTATTAATCTGAAGTGAGCCATTTCGTAATTTTCAAAGTAAATATCCGCTGTAGCGGTACCTAACGCGTATTGTGTTTGTGGTGTTGTGATACCAGATACACTTGTTGGGTCATATTTAAATCTTACATAAGTAGGATTATTAATATCTGTACCTTCTTCTCTAATAATTGAATAAGCTGAGAATGGTATTACATTATACACACCAAATTTTTCAGCAATTTCTAATTTAAGATAAAAATCACCATACTTACACATGTTACGAGCCCAACTCCATAAGTTGAATTCGATATTTAATACATCGTAAAATAAGTTGTATAATATCTTTTGAATATTTTCGTCTGCTGAACGAATATGGAGCATTTCACCATGCTCATTTTTTAAAGTACACTCATCAGCAATGATATCTAACGCAGATGCTACAATAGCGTCTGTATCCATTGATTCATAGTCTGTATAAAGTTGTACTCTTAATGTTTGATAGTTATAAACGTTGTTAACGTTGTAAATACCAGCACCAGATGTAGTGTAGATTTTAGTAAATCTATCAACCAATGCATTAGTTTGTAAAGTACCTAACGATTGTATACGATCTGTATCTATTACTCTTAATTCATCACCTCCTACATTGCGAATAACGACATCTGAGGAGAATAATCGTTTAAGATTGTCAAATAATCCCATAATTTTCTGTATATGTTATAAATATTTGTTTTATACCAACCAGCTAATGTCTTCCATCTGTCCTGCACCATTATCCATTTGCCATGGGTTGGAATTTTGAGGACTATGTGGTGAGTACATGCTACTTGGCCCGGTATTATACGAAACTCTTCCTATACCTCCAAGTGAGGCTCGAGTTAAGTCCATACCGGTTTGAGAGAACTTTAAAGCAGTGTCACGTAAGAACATACCAATACCAAATGCCATTATAAGGTCATCATTATACCCATCATTGGCTTGAGCTTTACCATGTTTCCAAACAAATGTTCTTAATTCTTCTAATGTGCGGCGTGATTGTATAATACAAGCTCGTTCACGCATGTATGCTTCTAATTTTGAAATAACAAGCGGTCTTGTTTTAGTTGAGTTTGTAAATCCAGGCACTAAGTTATTATCATTTCTGCTTAAAAAATTATCCATTGTAATATTAGCAGTATCTGATTTAGATGAGTAATAAACATTTTGGTATCCTCTATCTAATATTGTTTGTATTGTATCCCAACCTATATTAGCGTTTTCTACCACTAATAAGGCGTTATTCCATTCGGTAGCTATAGATACTAATAAATGACCGTAGTCTCTAGTACCAAGTTGTCCTTTATATTCTTCTACTTGTTTAGCATTTTCAATATCAATAACATGGCATGCAGAATAGTCTTTACCATCACCACGAGCAACGTCAGCCACTACAATATAGTTTTTTGAGTAGTCAGGATATTCCCAACGCCATAAATTACCATCAAATCCTCCTTTAGCTATTGGATCTGCTTGATATGTTTGAATATAGAAATTTAAGATATCAGGTTCAACAACTGTATCACCTGAAGTTGTAAAGTCACAGTCACACTCTTGAGCAGCATTTCTAACTCCTAAAATAGCATCTTGTTCATCTCTCCATTTTTGAGTTCGTTCTGGATGTACTGTCCATGGTAATTTTATTGATGTAAATCCGTTTTTACCTTCTTCACCTCCAATAAATGTTCTATGGAACCAGTTACCTGTACCAAATGGAGTTGAAATGGCTATACATTGTCCTCCTGTAGCTAAGGTTTGTTGAGCAGAAGCAAATATCTCATCTATACCTTCAATAAACGCGGCCTCATCTAGTAACAGTAATGATACAGCTTCAGATCTACCTGCGTCGCCTGTCGCACCAATTGCTTTAATTTGAGATCCGTTACTTAATTTTAGACTTAATTTGTTATTTTCTATTGCTTTTAATTGTAACCAAGTAGGTAAGTTATCATAAGCAAATTTTACTTTGGTAACCATGTTTTTCGCGGTTTCCTGCTTGGTAGCGATACAAAGTATATTTTTATCTTTCTGGAATAGCATTAACCAAAGTGAATAAGCGGAAGATAAGGTAGATATACCTAATTGTCTTGACTTATTTACAATGCTGTATTTATTCTTTTTTAATTGATGTAATACACCCTCTTGGAATGGGTATAAATTAAATTGGATACGGCCACGTTGTGGGTGTTGTATCCAATAATATTTTTTCATGAAATAAACAGGATCAGTAGCGCACTTAACATATTCCTGTTTAATTATATCCTTTATATTCTGTTGTTCACTCATATACTTTGTTGTATATAAATATATAAAAAAAACCTGCCCTTACGGGGGCAGGTTAGAGAGCTATAATACTGAGACTATAGCGGGGCAAATGACTTAGAGCAGATCTTACGGTATGCAGTTAAGTACTATTATTTTGCTAGCATTAAATAAATTAAACCGCCTGTAATTAATCCAGCGCCAATTTTAGTAAATTTATTTTTAGCTTTTAGTTTTGTATTTTCTAATTGTAATGTATTATATTGGAATTTCCAATCTTTAATTTGTGTTTGTTGATTAGCAACCATGTTTTTATAGGTATTTTCCTTAGAAACATACTTAGCAATAACACTATCTTTAACAGTAACTTTTTCTTCTAATGTGTTGATAGATGAATCCTTAAGTACTATAATTTGTTTAGCACCATCTAATTCTACTAAATCCTTAGCAACGCTCACTAATACTGGTTGTGCTACAGGTAATGGGTTAGTTACTGTATCTTTAGGATAATGTTTATTAAGTGAACTAATTAGTTCTTGTTCTGAATAAGAATCAATGTTGTTTTTTTCAACTTCAATAGTTTCAACAATTTTAATTACTTTTGCTTTTTGATGATCTACTTTGTATTGTAACTCAACAGCTACTAAATCTAAAGAATCTATTTCAGCATCTTCTTTAGCAATTACTAATTGCATGCTATCAACAGCATGTACTAAACTATCTTGTTTTGCTTTGAATTCACTTGTTAATCCAATGTTAGTTACTTTATCAAAAGCAAACCATAACACAATTAAAAGTAAAATAACTGGTAAAATGTATTTTTTCATAATATTTAAATTTCTTCTTCGCCGTCTAATTTGATTGGTTCATCATCAATTCCTAAAGCTTTTAATTCATCATCATCACTTTTCTTCTTTTTACCTGCTATTGTAGGCATTGTTGGTTCATCTAATGCTTTAAGAAGTTGTTTAAGAACATTCTTAGTATTTGTAGGTGTGAACTTATATTTGTCAAGATCATTTAATACTTTAACATATGCTACTTGATCTTCTGATTTTAATGCTTTAAGAGCATCTACAAGTTGACCAATTAATTCAGGTAATGCTTCTTTAGCTGCTTCTTTAGATTTAAGATTAGCAGATTTAAAATCAGCACTTGACATTCCTCCGTCTTCAGCTTCTTTAACTACACGACCTGTTTTCATAGTTGATGTAGCGTACTTCTTAATAATTTTATCTATTAATCCTGAGTAGCTATTAAAGAAATCTCCTACTTTAGAGTTTAATGGAGTTGCTTTTGGTAATTTAAGTTTAGCTAAATCTTTTTCTGTTGGGCCTTCTTCATCATCTTTACCCATTGCTTTTCTACCCTTAAGTTTTGATTTACCAATAAACATATCTTCAGCATCACCATAATCACCAAAATAACCACCTTCTTCTTCATCAGGAGCAGTTTCTGGTTTTACAGTTGTTGCTTGTAACAATTGATTACGAATATCAGGAGTGAAAGACCAGTTAACACCTGGAGCTGAATTTTTCTCAATGTCACTTTTTAATAGCTCAACATCCATAGGTTTAATACCTTGTTCTTTAGCTTGAGCTAAAAAGTAGTTAATAACTTGTTGTTTTCTATCTGTCTTATAATTAGATGGAGTTTTAATTCTATCTTTAAGTTCTGGAAAGTTTGGGTTTAATTTATATTTTTCTTTAGCGACACGAGCCATTTCCTTTACAGGAACTTTAATTTTAAGCTTCGCCTCAGTTATAAACTTTTTGTAATCGAAATCTGCCATGATTGTTGTTGTTATGTTAATAAATATTTTATTTTAAAGCGTCTAATACAGTTTTTACACGATCTTTAGTTGAACCATGTAATATTACTAATTTTTTAGGTGGAAATAATGATAATAAACGCAATATTTCTTGATTAATATCAGCTCTATATTCAAGATTTGTTTCTCTTACACCATTATCTTCCATTTCTACACCAACTGGTTCAATATAGAATACAACATCATATTGTTCTCTTAATGTCATTGCCGCATTAACAAACTGAGATTTGTCATGTGTACCAATAGATTTAGCTAACATTGTAAATGAACATACATCCCATATTGTTCTATCTGTTAATATATTTTCATGTAATAATTCACTAGCTCGTTCAGCTAAAAATACAAATTGACCATTAACAGTTGAATCAGTGTTTAATGGAATACCTAAATCACGTAAGTATTTGCTACGTTCAGTAGCAGTTTTATAGTTTTTAAATTCAGCAGTTTTAGCCAACGCTTTAACTAACGTTGTTTTACCAACTGACATTGTGCCACATAATCCTATTTTCATACTAGTTATTTGATATAAATATTAATTAAAGACGTGTATCATATTTCGGGTCCTTTGCTGGTGGTACACCATTTGAATCACGTTTGCGATCCATAAATTCATCTTTAGTGTATTGAATACCGAATAACCAATATTCTTTTTTTCCATCTGGATATACTATTGCTGGTTCTTCCCAATTATGAAGTTTACCGTCTAGATGATATACAATTTTACCATCAATTGTTTTCATTTTCTTTACTCCTGTATCTTTTGCCATATTGTTTTTATTTATTTAAATATAATTAATTAGTTGAGGTTAAGTCTACAAGATGATTATGTTGAATTAATTTTTCAGCTACATAAATACCGTGTGCACCTGATACTGTAATGCCACGAGCACTTAAAGCATCTCCTACAAAGTATACATTTGGATAAGTTGTTAATGACAAGTTATGGTAATTAACTAATGGTTCAGGACTTAAATATTTTACTTCAGGAATATATATACCCCAATCATCACCAAACTCAAATACTTTATTCATATCATCAATAAAGTTTAAAACATAATCAGCATATTCACCCATTGCTTCTTTAAATATATCTAAACTATCTATAGGAAAACATGATACTACATTTCCTTCTGATGTATGTGAAGGTCGTCTTGTTAGATTTGGAGAATAATAAAGACCTGCGTGAGTATTAAATAAAGCAGAATTAACATTGCATTTATCAACTACATCTCTACTCCATTTAAATGGATCTTCAATACCCTTAATTTCCATTAAGATACCAAAGTTAGTCATTTGATTTTCAAATTCCTTACCTTTTTTAGCGTGACCATTGTAACTAACATCTCCATAAGTTTCTTCAACAGCCACATATGCAGCATTATTATTAGTACAAAATGAACGT